CTGTGACCCGCGCCCGGCGCGTTGCGCGAGGCCCTCGACTTGGCCGACATTCTGGGCGGTTTGGGCAGGTTCGCAGGTGACTCGCCGCTGGAGCAAAGGAGATTCGAACTCTCCGTCCCACCCTGAACGCCAGCTTTCCGATGGCCGCCCACATGGGCCCCGCGCACCGCTTCCGGTTTCGGAGTCGCGCCCTCCCGAGAAGCGCCATCGTTCTGCCGGTTCTCGGCCACGGCACCGGCCGCCGACGCCTTCGTCCTCTGGGGGTTCGAATGCTCACATACCGATCGCACGGGATGGGAGGGGCCAGCACGGCGGTGGCGTAAGCACTCCTCGAAATTTGCGGCGGCGTCGGCCCCGATTCGCCTGTGACCGGATTTTCTTCAAGATTTTGGAGAGAAACGCGCCTGGACCAGAGCCTTAGGCCACCCCGCCCAACCTCGTCATGATCCACCAAATGTCGGGCAGGCGAGCGCAGTGCTTCCGATTGTGCAGAGATGACGATTGAGCATACGCTCGTCATTCCGCGCGCGCTCCGATGACAAGTGTGGGTACAGCGCCTTCAAATATCGGACGTTCCGATCAGTGTAGGCATGCCGCGCTGTACGATACGCCGACCCGACTCAGACGTTCCCTAGCTTGTGCTGGGATCCCGATCTGGATCGACCGCGCTCGGATCGCTCACTCCAAATCCTACCGAGTTCGCAGGTGACTCGCCGCTGGAGGGAGATGGATTCGAACCCTCTGTTCCGCGCGAGAGGGGCTATGGTTCGAGCCTTTGGCTGTCGCCTCAAGGCCCTTCCTTATCTGCACGCAGCTGCTTGGCCTTTTGCCGATAGAGTTCGAAGATGCCCTCGCTCTTCATGTGAGGATTGAGCATTTCGAAAGCTCCGCTGCAGGCGTCGACCTCATCGTCATGGGCGCGGTCGGGGAAGCCTTCGAGCACGCGGAGTAGCTCCTCGTTCCAATGACCTCGCAGGATCTTCACATTGCCGGCGTTGCACTGCGAACTGAACGGACCGAACCGCGTGATCTTGTTGCCACTCTCCGGAGCCGCAACCACTGTGAAGCCGCTGAGTGCGCGCACCAGGTGAAGGGCCTGGCTCTTGCCAGCCTGCCCCGGGTCCTGGCCGAACCCGATGCGGACCCGATCGCCGTCATGTGTGGCGGTGTTGAGCAGCAATCTCTCTACGTCACCAGGATTGGCCCGCGAACGCACCATATCGAGCAGCCAATAGCTGCCGTTCCGATCACGGCCGAGCTTGATCCCAACCGTCCAATCAGGGTCGTTGAACTCGGTTTTTTCGGTGGCGGCGAGATCCCAATAACGGACGACGTCGAGGTCGGCCGGGGCCTCCCCCGCCATGGCGCACCACTCGCGCTTGAAGTAGAGCCCGGCAGCCGGCCGGATCTTCCAATTGCCGCCCAGCAGCCGCTCGCGCTCGAGCAGCGGCAATGACAATAGCCAGGCGAAGTATTCCGGGTTGACCCGCAGCAGCGCCGGGTTGTCGAATACCGTCGCCGGGATGAAGGTGACGCTCATTGGAAGCGGCGGGTCGATGCCCGGCGGCAGATCTTGGCCCCGTAACAGGTCCTGCATTAACTCTTCGGGTCGATCGGCCCACACAATTTTTTCGGCGATGCGGATGAAATAACGCAGAACCCCGGCCCGCTCGGGGATCGGAAGCCCACTTTCGGGATCAATCCACCACGACAGAAAGTCGGCGACCCAAGAGTCCGCGTCCGGGTTGCAGGTCGCGCGGATATAAGGCCGCACACCGCAAGTCGAGCGATTTCGGCTAACGAGGTAAAAGAACTGATGCGCCGAGAAATGCGTCAATTCGTCGAAGCAGATCAACGTAATCTGCGCACCTTGCCAGTCGTAAACCGTGGTTTCGAACTGCAGGTGCGAGAACTTGATCTTGCCGCCGTGCGGCCAGCGCCACTCGCGCATCTTCAGATTCGGGGTGCCGCCGAGCCGGGGATAAAAATTTTGGCTCTCGTCCCAGAGCGCTCCGGGATTGGTGATCTGGGGCATGGTGCGCCGGAAGAACACGGCGGTGAAATTGGCAATCCGGCCGACATGGCGCAGCGGCTCCAGGATCAGTCCGGCGGTCTTCCCGCCACCCGCCGCGCCGCCGTAGATGCAGATGTCGGCACGGCTGCGCAGAAACTCGGTCTGCGGTCCGGGCTGCGCGGCGATTGTCATGGCGAAAGGAAATGCCATATATCACCTGGTGAGCGCCCGGGCCGTCTGCTTCGCGGCGTGACGAAGCCGGTGACCAGTGCTCTGAGGGAGAGCATCCACTGTATTTTCGGTTTGCACGCCTCGCCCTTACAATCGCTTCTGCCGTTCACGGTGTTACCGCTGCGGTTTTCTCGGCAAGTGTTTCTGCTCTGCGTCGCGCAGCGCCTGCGTCAGATCGGGGTCTCGGCTGTTGTCGGGCAGCAACAGGACTACCGGTGAACTCGCTTCGATGTCGCTACCCGGAAGGTGGTCCGGCACCGCCCTTTCGCGCCAATGCGCCCGGGTTTTCAACCAGAAGATCTGCGCTGTGACATTGCCGCCCTTGGCCGCGGCGAACAAATAGCCGGAGACCATGGCATTGGCCTCGGCGACGCCGCGGTCGAGATCCTCACGACACCGCTTGCGCAAGGTCTTTGGCGCGCACCCGATGATCTTGGCGATGTCGTCTTGACGGACACCGACCCCAGCCAGATGGCGTACCTTCTCGCGGATCGCCTCATTGGCGACAAATGCTTTTCTAGCCATCGGCGGACCCGGGTCGATCTCGGTGCTGGCTGGCGGCGCGCTCGTCGAATGATTGACCGGATGCTTGATGGATCGCGGTCCGGTCGGTGAAGGCTTGCCAGCGTCGCAGGATGACATCGACATAGCTGGGGCTGATCTCGAGACCGCAGCAGCTGCGGCCGGTCATTTCGGCCGCGATCAGGCTGGTGCCAGACCCGAGAAACGGGTCATAGACTCGCTGGCCGGGCCGGCTGTTGTTGACGATCGGACGGCGCATACACTCGACCGGCTTTTGCGTGCCGTGGCCCCAGCTCTGCTCGCGCTGTCGATTGCCGAATGGATTGCCATTGCTGATCTCCCAGATTGTGGTCTGCGTGCGGTCGCCTTGCCAGTGGCTGGTCTTGCCCTCGCGCACGGCGTACCAGCAGCATTCGTGCTTCCAGTGATAATCGCCTCGGCTCAGCGTGAAATGTTGCTTCGCCCAGACGATCTGAGCGCGCAACTGAAACCCACAAGCCGCCAAGCCGACGGCGACGACGTCGCCTTGCATCGCTGCATGCCAGACATAACAGACATCCCCGCTGAACAGTGCATAGGCCTGCCGCCACTCGGCGCGATCGTCGTTGAGCACTTTGCCCTCCGCCAACCTGCCGGAACTGACGCGACGGCGCCCTCGCCAACTCGGATCATACTCGACGCCATAAGGTGGATCGGTGACCATTAGATCCGGCCGCGATCCCGCCAACACCGGCTCGACATCCGCCGCACAGGTGCTATCGCCACAGCCGATCCGATGATCTCCCAGGACCCATATGTCGCCGGACTGGGTGACCGGGTTTTGGGGTACTTCCGGGGTGCTGTCGGGATCGGTCAAACTGCTCGATCCCAAACCGGCCAGGATGTCTTCGAGCCGGTTCGGCTCGAAGCCAATCAACTCGAGGTCGAAACCACCGAATTTGAGATCACGCAGCTCACTGCGCAGCAGATCGGGGTCCCAACTCGCCCGCGCCGCCAGTTCATTGTCGGCCAACCGATAAGCCTGCTTCTCGTCGTCGCTCCAGCCATGCGCGACGATCACCGGGATGGACGTCAGCTGCAGCTTTACTGCTGCAGCAACCCTCCCATGACCGACGATCAGCACACCGTTCTCGTCGACCAAGAGCGGGTTCGTCCAGCCCCATTTGAGGATCGATGCGGCGATTTTCGCGACGTCCGCCTCGCTGTGAACCCGCGGATTGTTCGCATAGGGTATCAACAGCTCGAGCGGCCGGTGCTCGACCCGCTCGGCGGGCCATGGCCGTGTCGGGCTCGCCTTCGTTGATGCTGATTGTGTTGACAACACCACTCATCTCCGATGGTGGCGGGCAATGCATCGTCGGGACGATGCGGCGCCATAGATAAAATCGTCG